ACAAATGAAGGTGAAAAACGTGCTTTGTTTATTAAACAAGCCGAGCCAAACCTTGCATCAACAAATTATGGTAACGGCCCTTGGTACTTTAATCAAATTATTACAGAATGGAACGGAACAAGAACGGGGACTGGCGGCGTAGGCAGCGCAACAAGTGCTACTGTTCAAGGTTTTCATGTTGGGTTAGATGTTGGCGGCGTAGATTATGATTTGTCATCAGCAGCAGGGATTGGGGTTGGTTTAATTCATTCAGAAAATGACACTTCTGACGGGGATAAAGTTGGGATTAACTCAGGTGTTTACTCTACAGCAACAAGCCCAGGAAAGATTTACGGCGCAAGTTCTGCGTTTACTGTTGCTAACGCTGGGACAACCCCGCAGGCAATAGGACATGAAGTTGACGTATTTGTGCAAACACCAACGGGAGTTGCTGTTGCTTTAGGGTATAACGCATGGAGTGGTGGCAACCAAACTGCAACGGGAACGTATGCAGCTTATGGAATCACCAGAAGTGGTGATGTTTCTGCTGTTCCTTGGAAATCAGGATTTTCTTTATATACTGCTAACGGCACATTAGGTCAACCAATAGTGTCAACAGGTAGTATGTTTAACACTGATTCGCCAACACCAATTACTTTGGCGAATATTATGTTTTTCCCCACAATGGTTGTAAATGGAAGCGTATTAAAGTTTCCAAATATTGATTTGCGTGGTGATGGAATAATGGCGTTAAGTCAAGGCTATGATTTTACGCAAGCCGCATCGCCTTCAGTAAATACTACAAGCAAATTATTAGATGACTACGAAGAAGGGTATTACGAGGCAACATTGACTCCTAGTACAAGCGGAACAATTACATTGCTAAATGATACAAGTAGATTGGGATATACAAAAATTGGAAATACAGTTTTTGTACGGGGTCAATTAAACATACAAAGTGTAAGTAGTCCTATCGGTTATGTACAAATTGAATTGCCGTACCAGTGTGGCAATCTTCCGTTTGGTACTGGCAATGCTGCGGGTTCAATTGTTATGTCTAATGTTGTATCGGCAAATATTAGTGATTTTGTTTTGCAAGTTGATGAAGGAAATAGCTACGCAAGTTTATTTCTTGGCAATGCTACAGCAATTCAAGATACATCAGCGCAACAATGTCAAGCTACAACATTTTTAAAAATCAATATTTCTTATCCTGTTTCTAGTTAAATAAGGGATATAAATGATTACTCCATCTTTTTCTTTGACCGCAACAGAACGGATATTGCCTAAACTTGCATTGGACTTTACAACTGCCAGTTTAGACAATCGTGTGACATTTACTCGATCTGGAAATACTGCAACAGTTACTAATTCAAGTGGTTACATTGCAGCTATTAATGCTGATTTGCCACGGTTTGATTACAGCTCTACTACATTATTATGTAAAGGATTGTTAATTGAACAAGCAAGTACTAATAATTTTACTAGATCAAATGAATTTAATGACAACATAGCTTGGAGTAAAACCAGAACAAGCATAGCAACTGAATCTGTAACTTCTCCCGATGGATCAGCAACGGTTTTAAAACTAGTTGAAGATACAACTGCGTCATCAACACATAACCTTGTTCAAAGCCCTATTGTTGTATCTGGAACTTCTTATACTTATTCCATTTATGTAAAAGCTGCTGGTCGTTCAAATTTTAGATTGCAGTTAAGCGCAACCGCATTTCCTGCCACGCTTTTTGCTTTATTTGATGTTGGAACTGGTGTTATAACTTCAACTTCTGTTGGTTTAGAATCTTCAATATCAAATTTTGGAAACGGTTGGTATAGATGCTCTGTTAGCGCAACAGCTAACGCTTCAGCGTTAACAGCAGTAATTTTGTTTTTAGCAGATAGCGGCGGAAGCGTGGCGTATACCGGAAATGGAACATCCGGATTGTATTTATATGGGGCGCAATTTGAGCCGCTAATATTTCCTACTAGCTACATTCCTACCGTAGCAACAACTGTTACCCGTAACGCTGATGTAGCTGTAATGACAAGCACTAACTTTAGTAGTTGGTATACAGCAACAACAGGTGCAGCAGTCGTGTGGGCGATACCTCAAACCGCAACAGGCACAAGACCCTTAATTCAATTTGACGATACAACGGCAAACGAAATTATTGTTTTAGGTGGAAACGCTGCCAACCCAGAAATGTCTATTGTTGATGGCGGTGTTGCACAAGCGCAAATTGACACTGGCACAATTGTTGCAAATACCGCTTATAAATTATCTGGTGCATGGAATACAAATAATTGCGCTGCTGCAAAAGACGGAGGTTCTGTTAGTACTGATGTTGCTGCAACCATTCCAACGCCAACGCAATTAAGAATTGGCTCTGACGGTACAAATTATGCTTCTGCATGGGTGCAAAAAATACTGTATTACCCACAACGAATTATTGACGCTGAAGTGCAAGCATTTTCTAAATAGGCGCATTATGAAAATCATTGAACACTCTGCATACGCTTTGCTATTCATGGCCATTATTGGCTTGCTATCTGGCAACTGGTTCGCTGGTGCTTGCTTTGGGTCTGCGTTCTTTGTAGGTCGTGAGCATACCCAAGCTGAATACCGTGTGATTCAAAAGTTCTATGATGGCAAGCGAGCAAATATGCCTTGGTACGGTGGGTTTGAATCCCGTGGATGGGATTTAAAGAGCGTATTAGATTTTGTGCTGCCAATTGTTGCAACAATGGTAGCTGTTGTTATAATCAGTATAACTGTATCGGCCCAGTAGACCGAGGATTCTCAGGAATCGACAAAATGTCAGAAGAAGTAACCTTAGCGGAAGTGCCCGCGCCAGAACAGGGAGTTACGGCAACACCTGTACCTGAAGTTTTAGCGCCGGAAGTAGTCGAGAGTCAAATTGAACAGCAAGAGGAAAAGAAGTATTCCCAAGCTGAAATCGACGCGATGATCGGTAAACGACTTGCAAGAGAGCAACGTAAATGGGAAAGAGAACAGGCTCAGAGAATACCTCAAGCCCCGACTGCTCCCGTTGTCCCAGAGCAGTTTGAATCGACCGAAGCGTATGTAGATGCACTTGCTGCGCAAAAAGCCGATCAGCTACTAAGGCAGCGCGACGCACAAAGGCAACAGTCTGAAATCTTAGAGTCCTATCACGACAAGGAAGAAGAAGCGCGGTCGAAGTACGACGACTTTGAACAAGTCGCCTACAACCCCAACCTTCCAATTACTAGCGTGATGGCCGAAACCATTCAAGCTTCTGATCTTGGTCCTGATGTGGCATACCACTTAGGGGCGAATCCGAAAGAAGCTGAACGGATTTCTCGTTTATCGCCATTCTTACAAGCCAAAGAAATTGGGAAGCTCGAAGCCAAATTGGCCGCTGAACCTCCCACAAAAAAGACTTCATCGGCGCCAACGCCTATTAGTCCGGTTACTGCTAGAAGCACGGGGTCACCCTCGTATGATACAACCGACCCACGCTCCATCAAGTCGATGAGCACCTCGGATTGGATCGAAGCTGAAAGGCAGCGCCAGATTAAAAAGCAGGAAGCGCTACGTAACCGCTAACTTACTTTTTAAGGAATTACCATGTCAAATAGTTTATTGACCATCGACATGATCACCCGTAAGTCGCTCGAAATCCTCGAGAACAACCTGGTGCTCACACGTAACGTAAACCGCCAATACGACGACTCGTTCGCCGTTGAAGGTGCCAAGATCGGATCGACTCTGCGTATCCGCCTACCCGACCGCGCTTTGGTGACTGACGGTGCCGCCCTGCAAGTTCAGGCCGACAACGAACAGTTCACAACTCTGACTGTTTCGAGCCAGAAGCACATTGGTGTTAACTTCACCTCCGCTGAATTGACCATGCAATTGGACGATTTCGCAGAGCGTGTTCTTAAGCCTCGCGTCTCGCAGCTTGCCTCTTCGGTTGACGCCGACGTTGCAACTTCGTACAAAGGCATTGCTAACTCGGTTGGCACCCCAGGCACTACGCCTGCAACTTCTTTGGTTCTGCTCCAAGCTAACCAGAAGCTCAACGAGTTTGCCACACCAATGAGCCCACGCTACGCGACTGTTAACCCAGCCGCAAACGCTGGTCTAGTCGAAGGCATGAAAGGCTTGTTTAACCCAACCGGCACTATCAGCCGCCAGTTTAAAAACGGCATGATGGGCGAGGGCATTTTGGGTCTAGACGAGATCAACATGTCGCAGTCCATCAGCAACCACACGAACGGCGATTGGGGCACAGCTATTACTGTAACCTCGACTGTTTCGACCGAAGGTCAAGACACTCTGCCAATCAGCTTTACTGGTTCAAGCAAAGTCTGGAACGCGGGCGACGTCTTCACCATCGCTGGTGTCTACGCTGTCAACCCACAGACCCGTCAATCAACCGGCAGCCTCCAACAGTTCACCGTAACTGCTGTGGCCACTGGTTCTTCGACAGCTACTTTGGACATCAGCCCAGCTCTGTTTACTGCTGGTAACGCCTTGGCTACTGTGTTTGCATTCCCACAAGCCGGTGCTGTTGTGACGATGTTGGGTTCGGCTTTGACTTCGTACCCACAGAACTTGGTCTACCACAAGGATGCCATTAGCTTTGCTACGGCTGACTTGTTGTTGCCACAGGGCGTTGA